CCTATTTACGGGCCTTAGTAGTATAGTCTGGTTTTTTTATTGCAGGACCAGTTGGTAAGTCATCTAATTTTTTCTTTCCTTTATTGATTGCTTTTTGTTCTTCTTTGTAAAAGTCTACTATTAAATCATAAGTATAGTTTCTTAACCAAATTGGCATGTTATATACGGTATGATAATCAAATCCACCCTTACCATGAAAAACTATTTCATGAATTTGTCTGAATAACTCTTTTCTATAATGTAGCGTCAGGCCAAAGAAAGTTTATCCCGATAGGGATATCAACTCCCTCCTCCGGACCGCCTTCAGGATAAAAAGTTAAATCCAAATCCGGTTGGATAACTCCGTAATAAGTCCTAAAAGCTCTAACATCTTTTGCTAAAAATTCGTTATCAACAAAATCTCTAATATATTTGTTATCAGTCTTACCATCAACAGATGTAATAATGTGTTTAAGTCTGGTAGACATTTCAGGGTTAGTATCTTTATTAATCTTTTGTAACCCTTTAATTTCAGCGTCTATCTCTAATTCATCTGAATGAGTTAAAAGTTTAAATGTAAGATTTCTGTTTGTAGTAGGAAGTGTAAATGTAAACTCATTATTACTTCCTTTATATAGTTCCTCATCAATTGGTTTATTATCCAATTTAGACAGATCTACAGTGTGTTTACTACCGCCATATGTAAATTCGTACATTTCACCATAACCTAAAATACGTGCACCTACTAAAAGTACGTTTTTATCACCAGCTAATAAATCACCATATTTTATTGATTTATCAACTAAAAGTGCTTGTATCAATTTATCTATAACTATACCTCTAGAAATATAGTTATTGTTAGTAAGTATATCCTCTTCTTTAGCAGTCATATACTTCATTTCGACTTTACCTGAAGATAAAGGAGATTCTTTGGGATAAAGTAATCCTTTTGATGGTAAGTCGATAATTTCAGTTGGAAATTTCTTTTCTTGATCCATAGATTTTATTAGTTATAACTAGTATTATATATAAATATATGAACTTTATTTTTTTAAACAAACAAAAAAAGAGGGTTTATTTACCCTCTTCTTTCTTCAATTGTTTAATTTTTTTACGCCACATTGTTTGGGCTTCTTCTAGAGTAATCTCTCCATTATCTAGTACTGTACGAATTTCTAAATAAATTAATTTTTTTTGTAATTCATACTTGTTTTCCTCACTATCCTTAGCATAAGTTGCTAATACACCTAAAATGAGTAACAAAGCTGCTAAGGATAGCCTTAGATTGCTTATAATTCTCATAAAATATAGGTTTTATAATAATAAATATAAGAACTTTTCTTAAACTTCTCTTAAACTTCTCTTAAACTTAGAAAATAGACAAAGGAAAACCGGCTCAAAGGCCGGTAATTCCAGGTGGTTTGTGGAGGTAAAAAATTAGTAGTTCAGTACGCAATAATCCATTGCTACTGTCATTGTCAACTCTGCCACGTCAGAAGTTGCCCAATCAAATGACCCTTGTGACATGCTAGTAACGAATGATCCTTTCAAGACCCATTCACTTACTACATCTCCTACTGGTCCTAATATCTGTAATTTTATTTCCTTTTTGTAGAAGTCTCTATATCCAGCTCGACCTGTTACTGATTCATAAGATAATCTTGCCCAGTCCATTACTGCTTGAGCTACAGAAGGTGTAATTGGATCATATAAAGTCATATCCATGTTACCCCATTCTCTCTTACCTCTTATTTTAGTATAGGTGTTAATGTGATCAAGTTTAACTACTTCATCCTCAAAGTTAGGAGCAGTAACGTTTTTGATCATAAAGCCTGGTATACCTGTATCTCCCATTGACATAAGAAACCTATTCTGAACTTTAGGTTCAAATATCCTTGCGTTTATATCTGTTGATTGTAGTACTGCCATTTTGTTTCTTTATTATAAATATACGTTAATTAAATTATGCTCCAAATGTTGCTCCTGTTGGCTCAATTGTAAAGTCAAGTACTATAAATTCTACTGTTTTAGCAGGTTGAATAAATATCTGTCCTATCAATTGGTTTCTATCGATCACATCTGGTGTGTTGTTTGAGTCATCCATTACTACTCTGAAAGCAAATAATCCTTGTCTTTGTACAACTGACTCCAAGAATGGATTCACCTGTGATAAGAATATCTCTCTAGTTGTATTGGTATTTTGCTCAAACACTAATGTTCTTGATACATCGTTAACAAACTTCTTAAGGTTTATTAATAATCTTCTTACATTTACTCTATCAAGTGCTGATTTCTTTTTCTGTAATGTCTTTTGACCAAATACTGAAATACCAGCTCCTGGGAATGTTGCAATTGGATTAACGTTTGCGTTATATAATGTATCTCTTTGAGCTCTTGTAAGCTTTCTTTCTGCTTGAATAACGTTAGGAATTCCACCTCTAGTTAAACCTGCAGGTGCAAACCATGGTGCTGCTGCTCCATCAGTAAATGCATAAACTCCTGTAATAACTGTCGATGCAGGTATCCAAACGTTCTTGCCTGTAGCTGATTGAGTTTGTAACCAAGGCCAATAAGTAGCTGCATATGAACTATTGATTGTACTAGCTGCTGCTGTTGCGTTGCTAACTGTAGCTCCATATTGCTCTACGTCAATTACTGCAATTGCATCACCTCTTGTTTGAGCAAGTGAAATAATTGAATCTAATTGAGTTTTGTGATCTCCAAAGTCATATATAAGACCTGGAGCTGATATAATGTTAAATACATATTCGTCTTTATTTTCAAGTATCGATATAGCATCTGTATAACTTGAAGCTTGAACACCTTGTGTATTTGCATTAATAATATTTTCAAAATATTTATCAAATCCTCCGCTGTAAAGATTTCCAGTTGCTCCTTGGAATGATCCTGAATGAGCGATTGGTAAAGAACCAGAAAAGCTTACGCTTTGTCCGTCTGTTCCTACAGTAAGTCCGTCTGTGCTTGTATAGTTTAGTGTTGGTAGATTAACTGCTGCTATTCTTACAAATCTTGATCTGTTAACATACTCACCAACTGATTTGATGTAAGTTACATCTCCATCAGTAGATTTAGTTTTTCTTTGGTTACCAACAACTCTTTCTATATAATTTTCTGAATTAGGATCTAATGATAAATCATTAAACGTTTCAAGAATAATTTTATTCTTTGTATTATCGTCACCTCTTCTTATTAATAAAGAGAATGTTCCTTGTTCGTTATTTATGTTAGCAATCTCCCATCTTAAGTTATCTGCTTCACCTAAAGTGATACTTCCATCACTGTTGTGAACTGCTGATCCTGATGAAGAACCTGTAGCGTTGTTTAGCAATGCACCTTTGCTAAGCGTCTGTAATGTAAACGGTTGCTCTGTTTTGTTTGCAGCGGCAATTGTTGTATTTGATGCTGCTGTGAATGAACCAGAAACTACTCTGGTTACTAATACTGAATTTCCTCCTTGTTCAAAGTATGATTTAGCTGCTAGAGATGTCAAATATTCGTATTTATTTGAACCAGAAGCAAATGTAGTACCGAACACTCTTTGATATTGTCCAAAGGAAGTAACCACTGTAGGTTCTTCAACTGGTCCTTTTACGGTAGGTCCGATGAGTGCAGCTCCAGCTTCTAATGGTGCAGGTGCAATAAATGAGATATCATTCTCTCTTGCTAAAACGCCTGGGGAGATTAAAGTTTCTGCCATGTTTATTAGGTTAAATTATTTTTCTATAATAAATATTCAAAGAGAATCGAAACCAATTTATAGGTACAATATTTACCTACATAAATAAATATACAAAAATCAGTGTAAAATTAAGACGGTGTAAATTCTCCGGAATCTATATCGATTACACCGTTTCCATACTTAGTTTCCATATATTTAGCAAGTTCGTTTTCTTGCTGTTGAAGTTCTTCTAATGTAGTTTCAGCATTTTCTAAACGTTTTTCCAAATTAAGTTCGGCTAATTTTATCTGACCTAACTCATTTATTACCTTTTGCCTGTTATCTTGAACTACTTTAATTTGTTTTACTTCTTGGTCGGAGAGTTTTTTTCCTTGTGTTGCCATAATGTACTACTTTAATATATTTGTCTGTTTCAAAAGATCTCCATGGATCTACTACTACTGATCCTTCTGGAAAGTCATAATCATGATGTTTACCCATATGTCCTAACAGGTAAACTGCTTTAATAGGTTTTTCAGGATCGTATATAACTTTAAACTTACTACCAAACCTTTCACAATATCTTCCAGTTAGTATAGAAGATGAACCATCTAGGTAATCAACGTTAGGTTTATATGATTGACCTAATATAACGATAGGTAAATCCGATTTTTGACTTTCTATAATTAATCTTGTAGATAAATTTTTAGCTTGTTCCTCTCTTGCTTTCATAATAGCATCAAATAAGTCATAACCTAAATCTAATTTTTCTGCCATATATCTCAAAGCAATATTATCTCTTGGATGACACCCTCCTCCGTCACCCATACCTGCTTTCATATAAGCTGGTCCAGTAATTCGATAAGTTGATCTTTCTAATGCTTGAGTAACTACGTCAACATTCATATTACCTCCTTTTTCAGCAACATCTTGTATCATATTTACTAAAGCAACTTTTGTAGATATAAAAGTATTATAAAATATTTTAATAGCTTCTGCTTCATCCCAAGTTCCTATCTCATATCTTATACCTTTAGTAATAAACGTTTCATAAAACTCTAATAATAGTTTAGCATCTCCTGTAGTAGTACCATCTTCAGTACCTATAATAATCATTTCAGGATTTACCATATCCCATTTTACAGTACCCATTGCTAT